CATTTTTGGTTGTTACGCGCTGTCCAACTTCAAATTTGTTACTAATGTTTGCGCCATACTTATTTAAGTCGGCAAGATTAGCGGTTGCTGTTCCAAGTATTTCATCACCTGTTGAAGAACGACGCATCACTTCATCAAACTTTTGTGTGAACCGTTCAATCTTGTTTGGGTTTTTTGTGATAATTAGTTCTGCTGCTTCGTTGACAAGGTTGCGTGAAACATCCCTATCAACAAGGGCAAGTTTTAACATGCGGTCAATAGTGTCAAGGTGTTTAATTTGGTCAGCAGGACTTTCTGCTTTCATCAAGTTAAAGTTTCGTGTAGGCATTTTTGCGTATGCACGAGAAATTTTGTCACCCAAAGGAATGGTGTTTAGCCATTGGTCGCGTCGAGCAAGCGAAGCATAAATCTTTTTACCGCCAGTGATGTCGCCGGTATCTACAAGACCTTTGTGTGTTCCGAGTTGGTCAAGAAGCATAAGGCGAATTTTGTTTGGGTCTGACTCTTTAGCCATAGACATAGCAAGTTCAGGTTCAATCTTGCGACCCCACAAATCCCAAACACCAAGAAAGTCGTTGGTTTCAGAAGTGCGGTCAATAACACGTTGGGAACTTGCTGTGCCAAACCAGCGGTTAGCTTGTTCAAAATCTACTTGACGACCAACAAGTACCCCTGCACGTGCATCTTCAATTTCTTTAGCGGTCAGTTTGGTAAAGCCAATAGCTGTTGAACCTTTACCAACAGACTGGAGAACATCAGCTGCACCAGATACAAGTTTTCCACCCTTACCTACTTCTTCAGCAGCAAGGATTGCTTTACGGGCTTGACCTGCACCTGGAACAGTAGGGATTGCTAATGCTGTTGCAGCATCAAAAGCTCCGGACATGAGATTGAAAGCCATTGTGTCTGGCGTAAAAACTGTGCTGGCAAGTCCACGGCCAATAGTCCACGCATGTCCACCGATAGTTCCACGGTATCTACGTGCGCGTTCTGCTTGAAGTTCACGGGCTTTGCCACCCATGAAGAAACCTGAACCAGATTCAGTGTCGTTAGCAATCATTGAACCAAGGTCGGTAGAAATAAACCAACCGTCAATATCGCCGTTGTTATCAAATGCTTGTGCTAAACCACCCTGAACAAAATCCAATGGAAGGTTTAATGCTGCAAAACCGTAACGTGTACCAGTTTTGGCTTTGTCCATTACGTTGCGTTCAAACCAAGATTTTTCTTTTTTAGGTTGAGTAGAAGCAACTAACGCTGCGGATGTTCCGTGAGGATAAATCTTGTCAATAGTTTCATTAGACATACCCGATTTAGCCATAGCAAGTTTTACGCCAAGACCCAACCCTGGGTAAACCTTATGTATTTCGCCAATTCGTGCCGCAATCTGTGGGGTTGCTTGTGATTTGAACTGTTCAACTTTGGTGTTCTCTGCTTGGAGAGTGTCAAAAATAACGTTATCTACAGCAAAGCTATTTGTTTTAGTCACTATGAACCTTCATTAAGCATTGCAGATAACAAGTTAGCCAAATCGTCATTAGGGAATTGGCGATACAAAACTTTTAGTTCTTCAATAGCGTCATTAAATCCAGGTGCGACAATGGGAATTCCTGCTTGTGCCATGTTTGGACCAAGACCAAAATCTGCTCCGGCGGTAATTGGTTCGGATGGTCGTTCCGTCATACGGTCTAGTGACCCCATCGAGCCAGGTGCTACACCTTGCGGCATCATCGAAGCAGGTGATGCACCCATTGGTACAGCCTGTTGAGCTGCGATTTGTTTCCCTGCTTCACCATATGCTTGGCCTTTAGCTGCTGTTGCAGCAATCTTTGCCGCAGGATTCTGCAAGTCGGTACGATTTGAATAGTCAGACATTAAGCCCCCAATTGATTAGCAAGTGACATTACGCCGCCAGGTGATTGTGGTTGGGCCGCGGCACCAGCACCCCCACCAAGACGACCAAGTAAATCTCCAAGTTGCGGAGGACCAGCAGGTCCACCCATTCCTGCTTCCATACCCATACCAGGCATTGATAATCCAGGTTGTGCTTCTGGTGAACCAGCAGGAACCTGTGCAGCTTGACGTTCTTGTGCGCGTTTCTGTGCAGCCATAATTGCTTCAGAAAGACTCATCTTGTTTGATGCAACTTGCATAGCAATGTAAGCCAAATCATCAGGCTGGTATGGGCCGTTAGGGTCTGCTGCTTGTGTCTGAATAGAAGACAACAATGCCGCTTCGATACCTTCAGAAACAAGACGGTCCTTCTCTAGTTCTGGGTCTGAGATAAGAGGGTCTGCTTCACGGGCTGATTCTTTAGACATAAGCCCTGTACCAAGACGCTGACCAAGCCCCACAATGAGACTGTTTACATCTGAACCTGCTGCGGAGTACGCAACATAGTGGAAGTCTGTTTCCCATAGTTTGTTTGGTGTGTAATCTTTGATTCCGCCACCCATGCCTGGCATAAAGAATGATTTGCCGGTGTTGCCCCAATAGTTTTTTTCGATTGCAATAGCAATTTTGTCTTCTTCAATCATGGATGACGAGAAGATTTCTTGTGCTTCTTGAACTCGGAAGTCAACAGTGGCTGCAAGGATTGAATCTCCACGGCGACCTGTACGAATGTTAGTTCCTGATTCTCCACCGAACTCGGCAGGGATGGCACCTTCGAGGCGTTCTTGGCGTTCAAGACGGTCTAATGCAACGTCTGTTTTGTAGCCAGGGTTTGACTGCAACTGTTGAATGTCGCCACCTTTTACAACGCCTAGTTGTCCTGATTTGCCTTCAGCAATTTGGATAATCTCTGGGTTTTCACCAGGTCGGGCTACAAGGTATTCATCTGGGAAGATGCCACGCTCGATAGCAATTTCAGTGAGGGCTTGCAATCTTGCACGGGTGTAATACATGCCGAGAAGGCCATCAAATTGTCCGTGTGCTTTGTCAAGGGTAATTCGTTGCGGAACAATTACAAGTGGCATACCTGTGCGGTTGACAATGCGGGATAGTTCTACAGCTGGTGAACCATAATACGCACTACCACTGATAGGGTCGCGTTCTTTTTCGTATCCCATAACGAGGGTAACTACTTCGTCTGCTGATACATATTCGAGGATTGTGAACATGTCATCTTGTTGTGGTTTACCCACACGAAGGGTGCCATCTACTGCGTAACCAAAGTTTTGTGTCAACCATTGGTAGCTGCGACTGTACGAGAAGATGCAATCCATTGGTACTGGGTTGTCTAGGTCTACTGATGGGGCAGGGAAGGTATCTAGTGGGTTGCGTAACTGCCACTCTGGGATTAGTTTGTCAAAGTTAGGCTTGATATAGATAGGTGAGTTGCTGTATGCAAGAAGGTGACGGGCGCGTCGGCGCATCTTCATGTTCATACGGTTCTGGTCCCAAATGGAAAGCATTGCTCGTTTGCGGTCACGAGCCAATTTCATGCTGCGGTCTTGACCTTCACGCAACGCAGGGAAATAAGGCACCGGCATCGTCGAAGATACACGCATAGCCATCTGGTCTAGTCCTTGTACCAGTAGGTTTGCAACGGAAGATTTAGTGTTACGGTCTAATTCGTTCAACGGAACAACCACGTCACCGTTGGCAAGTTGACGGACTTGGCGCATTTGTGAAAGGACAGGGCCTTGTGCTGTTACACGTTGGCGGTAAAGGTCAACTATTTCTTCGATTGATTTCATGCAGGACCTTTAGTGTGACTCAAACAATATAACGATAACACACGATTCACGAGTTAAGCCACGAAGGTCGCCATTGTCGGGGTGGAAGTTTAGATGTAGACAGGTTCGGGATGTTCAAGACAGCCATCCATATTGACATCACAATGTCGGTGCCACTCTTTTTATCGGTAGTCCACGAAGTTAACTCCCCAACAGCAGCCATAGTCTTCCAAGTTATACGGTTATTCGGCAAACGTATATTGCCTGTCCTGAAAATCTGAGGAAGCAACGCTTCAACACCAAGCTTCTCATCCAGTTTGTTACGGCTAGTGGTGTGAGGAAGGATGTTGACCATGCTACGGGATGCCCATTTACGTACAAAGTCATGCTGTAAAAGGAACCGTTGTGCGGCGTTGATTTCAACAATCCAATGGGAAATTGGGTACCCCAAACGGAAGGACCGTTCCTGCCATTCATCCATAATGCCTGAATACTCACCTGTGGTGGTGTTGTACCCCAGTAGTTCTTCAGCGGTTAATTTGCAACGCTCGATATCCACTACATGATAAAGGTTTAGTTCTGGTTGGTACAGCATCCACGTTAAAGCCCAGAACTTTGTAGGGGAAGGGTCAATGGATACTACGGATAGAACAGGCGGGGCTAGTCCTGCGGGGATTTGCCCATGATTACGGGTGTCGTCAATACAACCAGGGTATGTAACCCCGTCATCTCCTTGGCCGCCATATATCCAAGTCTTAGATATGAGGTATCCGTCTAGTTCTAGTTCTTCTTGCTGATATACAACACGGAAAATGTCGGGTTTGGAGTGCCTAATAAACGATAGGTCTTTCCAAGGTAGACGTTTAGGGTCTAGTAACGGCCCGTCAGGGTAGGCAGGGGAGTCAAAACGACGGGATTCTTTGCCGGTATCTAGTTCTGGGTAGTACGCCTGATACACAATATGGCGGTACTTGGAAGATTTGAGGGGTTCCATAGCGTCAACCTGTTCAGGTGTTTCAATATCTGACCCGTCGTAATCTTCATCAAGGTCGTCATACGAAACTTTCGCTAAACAATGGGCGTACAAGTCGCCTGACCCTAGCCGCTGGCCAATAACACATAGCAAACCGCCTGGGTCTACACGGGCTTCCGCCACCCCATCCCATCGTTCCAACAGTTTGTCTCGTGAAGCTGATTCACGGGTGTTGTCGGGTGAGGCTACGTCGTCAAAAAGGCATAGGTCGGCGCGGTGTCCAATGAATTCTGCTTCGATACCGTAGGCGCGTACGGTTGGTTCTTTGTTGTCCAACCCGTTGCCACCGATTTGTTCCACAACAAACTCGTCTGCCCTCCATAACGCTCCTTTATCTGTAGGTCTAAACCTGCCATAGTCAATACTTAAACACCCCAAAGCATCCTGTGCCAGCCCTTTCTTGACAAGCATCGGGTCGGGAAGCATAGGCATAGGTCGTTCAAGGGTTTCACGGATACGGCGGGAGTACAACTTCGCCATGTTCTGAGATACAGACCCAATCATTATTCGGATGTCTCGTTTACGGCAGATAGCCCACACAGCAACATCATGGAACAACGTGGACTTGCCAGCACCAGGGGGGACATTGATTACAACGAATTCTTTTTCTTCTGATTCGAGCCATTCAACAATTTTCAACGCCGCATCCACCTGCCAAGGTGAAGGTACACGACCAAGGTAATACTCACGGAAAAACCCAAAGTCTTCCAACCCTCGTAGGGCTTCCTCACAAAGATGGTCATGCGGGATAGCCGATGGTAAATCGATGGCTTCCATGAAAGCGTTGTACGAGTCGTTTTGGACTCCCCCGCCACGGGCGGTTGACTTGTTCCCTTTAAGGGTTTCAAGGTCATGTGATGCTTGTAAGGCTTTAGCTTTGGATAGCCATTTAGAACCTGTGTTGATGTGGATACCAGCGACACGGGAAGCATCCCCGATGGTTTTACCGGAGGAGATTGCAGCAAAGAATTTAGCTTTGTCTGCTGGGGAGACAACTCGTTTAGTACCCATTGGGTTTTACACTACCACTTGACTTTGTTTGCCCAATATGCGGCAGACATTTTACCTTTAGCAATGTTAGAAGCATGACGGTCTTTGAACGCTTTGTTACGGGCAGACCCGTCAGGAGAACCCGACACACCTTGCTGACCAAAACGAATCGTTTTCACTTGGTTGCCAACTTTGGCTACAACCACGTGTGATTTGGTGGGGTGCTTAGGAGTTGCCTTTGGTTTGTTATATCCAGTGACACCTGCTCGTTTAAGGCGGGAATCTTCAGGCATTACTTCTTCTTTTTAGAAGCCGAAACCATCTTCTTGCCGGACTTTTTAGCTGCCATCTTGGCATCCTTCATTCCAGCTGCTGTATATGGGAACTTCTTTTTTCCTACTTGTGGCATGTTACTTTCCTTTTTTGTTTCGGGATGCAGCCATGTTATCAACAAGATTCGGGTAAGGCCGACCAGCCTTCTTCGCTCTCGCCTTCGCAGAAGCCTTCTGTGCTGAAGACAAAGGAGTCGACTTCTTCTTAGGGTTTTTAGTTTCCCAAACAGGTTTTTGTTTCATTACTTCTTTTTTTTGGCAGCAGCCCTTGACTTAGCAGGGTTGTCATAAACACCCATGAAGCCACGAACATTTCCACGAGGAGTAACCATTTGGTCAATAGGCATTTTCTTGTCGAACTTGTCTTTGCCTTTATTAATCTTTGCCATGTCTTTTGCTGTAACACCAGACTTTGTTTCACCCATACCACTATTGCCGTAACGGTCAGTGCGTTTAGGAGCTAGAGGCTTAGGTGCCGCCATTTTTTTTGCGGGTGCTTTTTTAGCGGCCATAATGTTTCTTCCTTAAATAACTATGAAGTATTCGTTGATAGTAACACAGCACATGCTATGCTGATGTCAACTTCACAAGACCTCCCCGCTGGGATAGCGGCAAGGCAGGCATGGCTGTATCACTGTTGCATGTGACGGGGCATTTCACACCAGGGAACTGGGGTAGACGAAACCTGCAATCAAGAACATCTGAAAAAGATGGTTGTTCCCCTATTGTGTCAGAGTTTCGAGCAGCGTAACAAACGTCATCTTGTTAAACATTCCGGTGTCGGCTAAAACAAAATTGGCTACGGCGACCGTGGTATCAGTTTGGTATCTAAACCGTGGGGGAAGCTAAAGACACTCCTGTCAGTTCCGCTGGCGCGGCTAACGCCCTCGGCTACGCCATCGGTTGTTGGCAGTGAAGAGGGAGTACGTCTGGTGGACAGGTTCCGCCCCGTTTCTTCGCCATAGAAATTTACAGTCTCCAGGAAAGCGGCCCCGCCAAACGTTCCACAAATACAGCCTGTCGACCACACACAGACACCAAACAACCACCCAAAGCAGCACACACCAAAAGAGTGAAAACCGGTGAAAGTGATAATACATATATACGCCCCCCCGTAGCCTCGGCAGACCCCCCGTTGCGTTATGCCACGCGGCGGGAACAGTCGACGTATGTTCGCGGAACAGTCACAGTCTGTTGGTACGAACAGTCAGCGGCTCCCGATACGGACAGTCACGGACTGCTAGCTCAACAGTCTAGGACTTTTCCCGTAACAAGCAGCCGAACAGTCTAGGACTGCCGGCGGAACAGTCACCGACTGGCGCGGTCTTCGACCTTGCCCACTGCTAACAAAAGCAAGCACCCCGCAAAAAGTAGCTAGCGCCTCACGCTACCTAGTGGGAATGGTTC